GCATCTCTTCCATATCGGCAACCGCATCGTAGTACTGTACTAAAAGACTACGAGTAGGGAATCCAATACCAACGATATGGTTGGCGTTAACAACAACAAGGTCTTCCCCACATTCTTGATATACCATCCAAGGGCGGAATGCGTAGTACTTGAACCCCTCACCATTCTCTTGCATAATGAGTCGCATAGCCTTACGGGTGAGAATTTCAATCTCCCCCTGTTCATCCCACTGAACTATCTCGCATAGGATTTCTTCGCCAGATGCGAGTTTGAATTGTCGTACTTCTAATTGTTCAAATTTCTCGGTCATGTCAGTTTCCTCAGTTTATAGTTTCTAATTATATTTATCAGACCTTTAACTGGTAAATTTTCGTTTTGGTTCACTTCAAGTCTATTTGATGTATCTTGTACGGGAATTGTTCTTTTGTATATATCTTGATTCTTTCTGCACTGTGTCGTAGTGTGAAGTTCTTATGTGACTTGATATGCATATCGTCCGCTATATCGTATAATTTGGTCACAGAGCCGTTGTCAGACTGTCTGAGTCCACGCCCAATCGATTGTAGTACCTTAACTTGACTCTTACTAGGGGATGCGAATACTATGTTATGAAGATTCCTAATATTAATACCAGTACTGAAAGTGCCCAAACTAGCAACAATAATTGCATTCTTTTGTCCCTCCACTATTCCTCTAATCTGTTCTCGGTCTGCCGCATCGACCTCACCAGATACATAGAATATTTTGCGGCCGTCTTCTGCCTTATCTCTCATCATATCAAAGAGAACCTTACCGTGTTTCTCCACGAACTGGAAAAGAACCAGTGTATTACCTTTCTGGTCTAATGCAAGGTTGGTAATCAACTTGTTGCGTTTCTCGTGGGTAACGATGTAGTCCATCTCTTCTTGGTACGTCTTGCCTTGCATCATATGACACACGTCATTATGGTAACGAAGCAATAACATGTCAATTTTTATCTGTGCGAGAGTACCCTGAACCTGAAGGTCACGGGTTTGGGTTACGGTTTTGGTAGGCCCGAATAGTCCCTCTAATACCAGTTTATTAGTTTCTGTACCATCTAGTGTACCCGTAGTTCCGTAACGATACTCCGCATTAACGCACTTGTTCATGATACCCGACAGAGACTTTGCTTTGAATAGATGTACTTCATCACCAAACACACAACCCATGTTTGCAAACCATTCTTTCGGAAACTTGTAGATAGATTGCCATGTAGATATGATGATGGGTTTATCGGTGTTCTTATCCTTACCACTGTAGATTCGATGTACATCATTCTGTACATCATAGCCATAGTCCTCAAAGTCTTTGTACATTTGTTCTACTAGACTTGTTGTCGGAACAACTACGAGTACCTGTTTATCAAAGTTGTCAAGATACCATCGTAGTAGATTGTAGATGATAAACGACTTACCACTACCCGTAGGTGATAAAAGGATTGCTCGTTTTTCTTTAATACCGTGTGTTACCGCATCATACTGGTAATCACGTAGGGGAAAGGGAAGTCCAAGTTCACCTTGAAACTTGATTAAGTTCTGGTGTTGAACGTGATTCTTTTGTTCTGGATGTCCATACTCATCATTGTCGATTAACTCAATGGGATACATTCTGTCTGCACAGAACTTTTTAAGATGTGCATAGAGTCCAACGTTCAGTTCACGTGTTACTTGGTTGAACAACTTAATCTTTCCATCCCACTTACGGGACTTGAACGCAGGCATGAACTTATGGCCAGGCACATAGAACGAGAAGTACTCTCGCAACTCAGGTATCTGGTGTGCCTCTGCATCTATTAACATCATCGCATGGTCTCTTAGACCGACACGTATGGTATTTGGAATACTCAAAACTTATCCTGTTATTGTCCAGCTTCGAAAGACCTCCATCGAATCATGTTACCGATTGTCTGGTGTCTCCAGTTCAAATTATTAACTATCTCTTGAAGAGTATCTATAATTGTTTTAAGATACTGTATCTTCATTTCAGAGTCTTGGATTTCTTGGTCAGAGTCATAGTAGTACTCTTTGAAGTTTTTGGTGGTTGCACTCAGACCATCGTATGGGTCATATGCCCAACCACGACTGGTGATATCCTCTTGGGACATCTTGCCTTCATAGTAGAGGTACTTATCCTTGAGCAATACCTTCTGGTCAAACTCTGCTTTCTTTATACGCAGTTTGGTCAGAGAAAGGTACTCTAGGTATTTGGCGTGTAAGGCTGGTGTTACACGAGAGGTTTCGTCTAGTTGGTGTTTTGCAATTTCACAGTCTTCCTTCCATTCTGCGAGGATGCTTTCTAAATCAATCATTTCACTTGTCTCCATTATAAAGTATTATGTAGGGTTATTTTATCTCGAATTGTGAGAATCTAAATGACGCATTAAAGGTCAAGTAGGTTACATCTCCTGTTGTTGCGGTGAACTCAATGTTTCCCAGTGTGATAGGCACACAATCCAAGTATCTAATTTTCTTGGTGGTGTTGTTCTTACTAGACAATACATGCAGAGTTATATCTGCGTATGTTGGGGTTTTTTCGTGTCTGCGGTCTGGGCCTACATGACCGTCATTAACTATACGACTCAACCAATCCATCATCTCAATATACGATTTCATGTCTTCGTCTAGGATGATAGAGAAGGATACTTCTCCGAAGGTCATCTTGTCACCAGCTAATGGGACAGAAGTAATCCTACGGATAGGTAATTCCATAGGATTAACACTAACATCTGGATGTGATACAGACTGAACAAAGTATTCCAGATTCGGATACTTTGTCCTGTCCATGACTATCTTGAACCCTGTAGGTTGTAGATAGTTTAAATTTGTTGTAAGTTCCTCATCGGAAACTTGTGTGGTTACATTTACTGGCATAAGAACCTCTTAATTATACTTCTATTTATAAGAGATTTAATGTACAGTTTCTTGTTCACGCATATTTTTCGTGAGTTGGTAAATGACTTTAGTCCAATACCTTTTGCCCCAATCAGACCCCACACGGTCACGTGCAGAGTAGGCATTCTGAATCAATCGGTGGTAGTTGTACTTCATGATACAATCCTACCTTTACCGACCCACATAATCTCTTCGAACTTTTCTTCAAAAGTCCTACCATGCATGGTAAATCCAGTATCAAGAAGTTCTTTCTTGACAAACTTTACAGCTTCTTTTGCGCTTACAAACGTATACCATGTTAAACATGCACGTCCAGTAATTGCTAATCTTACTTCATATTTCTTCATAATTACTCTCCTAGAGTCCAAATTCGGGCGGGACGCCCTTCCATATAATGTGCTTGAGAAGCAACAAACTTGTCACCCTCAACCTTGATGTACACTGGACGTTCCCAGTGTTCACAGATGTCAGACACCTTAAAGTCTGCATCATCAACGAGGTCAGAACCAAGAACATACTCTTGGGCATAATCGTTGCTCTCCGACACGAGGTCGAACAGGGTATCATAGTACCCCTGTGATTGTGCGTCTTCGATACCCACACCCTCTACCACATAGGTAGAACCACCCTTGGACTTCCAGTACTGTGGACATTCCCCAGTACCATCCCAGTCATGGGCGCCATAGTTTTCACGATATTGGGTTTGGATTACAATCTTCATATTACTCTCCGATAAATGCGTATTTGGGTTCTTTACAAAACTGACCGACTTCGTCAAAACCTAACAGGACAAAACCGTCCATTGGGTCAGTACCGTTCTCGTATTCGACTAACTCGAAACCCGCACGGAAGTTTCTGACTTCGTTGATATTCACTTCAATAATTTTCATAACCATTCCTCATTCTCAATACAAGTATTATACAACATTCAACAGGTTTTGTCTAATACCGTTTTGTTATAACGGAGACAGTTTTAAGAACTTTCTTCTGCTCTTAGAGAACTGTTTCATGGGTTTCTTGAAGATGATTTCCTCAGTAGTACCCTCTTTAATATAACCCACCAATTGGGTTGCCTTGTTCACGATGTAGGTATGACTCGGAACCTTATATCCCAAGTCATCCCACTCTGTAACTTCTTTCAAATACTCATTCATTATTTCTTACCTTTGTAACCAAGGGCTTCCATTGCAAACACTGGTGAACCACAAACTTCGTAACCGTACTTCTCACTGTGAAACTTGTTATCATGAGAAGACAATTCAATGTATTTCTCAACAGTCACGTTCTTCACTAGGAAGTTGACCCACGCCTTCCAAGGTTTGTAACCATACTTGAATCTTGCGATGAAGGTGGGTTGTGGCATACCATGCCATGATGGGTGACAGTTGGGTCTTGCGACCTCCATGTTGACAGACTCAGTGTGTCTACCACGATACATCAAGTACATACCGTCCCAAGTGAAGTCTTCTTTAGTAAATGCAGTCATAATTTCCTTTCCTTTTCTCATTTTATATACTTATTATAACAACAACAGCAACAAAAGGCAAGGGTTTTTTTCAATTAATTTACCGCTTGACAATAATTGCTATATACTGTATAGTGGTACACATAACTGAGAGATATACATGATTCTATCCAAAACAGATGCAGATTACGCTGCAAACGTCTTTACGGAGTTCTTTGCGAACTTTGACCGTATCGATGACTATATGAGACAGATTAAACTAGAACGGATGGACTCTATGCCTTTCACATTGCCTGGCATGGGCCCAGAGGAAGACCTGTTCAATAACTTTGATATGCACCCCCAAGATATGGAGTTCACTATCGCAGAGGCGAAACGTGACCAATTCATGTCCTATATGGATATCACCACATCCGCACCCGTAGAAGCGTCAATTCCAGGCAAGATGATGAACTGGGTAGTACGTGAGAAGAATACGGGTATGGTCATTGGTATGATTCGATTCGGGTCACCCACTATTAATAGTAGACCACGTAATGAATGGTTAGGTAAACCTCTAGACACAATGAATGCAGAGGTCATGAAACGATTCAACGAGTCCTGTATCATGGGATTCAATATCGTACCAGTACAACCATTCGGGTTCAACTACCTTGGTGGTAAGTTACTTGCCTCTATATGTACCTCTCATACGGTACGTGATGCACTCAACAAGAAGTATGACTCAAACATCTGTATGTTCGAGACCACATCCTTATACGGTAATGCCAAGGGTGGTGTGTCTATGTACTCTGGTATGAAACCACTACTGATTGGTAATGGTCAGACTGACTCTAACTTTGCACCACTTATCAATGACAACAACTATCGTACATTGAGTGACTGGTTCATCAAACGTAACAACGGTGAGTCTCTTGTACCAAAGGATGCATCATCTCGTAAGTTGAAGACACAACAGAAGATGGTGTCTATCATCAAAAACTCTCTAAAGGAATATGACGTAAACGCATACGACAAGTTCTGTCAAACCTTTATTGATGCAAAGGGACTAACACAACAAAAGAATTCATATTACTCTTGCATGGGATTTGACCGTGAAAGTGTGAAGAAGTATCTCAACCTTGAGTCGGATACCATTGTCAAAGCAGATAACTTTGATAGGTTCAGTCTTGAGGGTGTGACAGATTGGTGGCGTAAGAAGGCGACCAATCGATACGAAACTCTAAAAGCAGATGGACGTTTGCGTTCTGTTATAGAGACTTGGAATACAAACGCAGACGATATTGATATTATAAGATAAAAGTCTTATATATACTATTGTGTTTTAGGATTCTCATTGAGTCTTCTACTTCACTTAATTTAATCCAATAGGAGAAATACTATGGCTATGCCTACACGTTATGTAACATACAGTGATTTTCATCACACCAACCCTGACGCAATTGCGTTACCCGACTACACCGACCTTGGTGTAACATCTGTAAAAAATATAAAACTCGACTTCAAAGATATTCATATTGATGATATTGATGGTCAGTACACCAAAGTGGAAACACACACCTCACAAGAGATTGAACAACTTCGTTTATCTTTTGCTGGTGGAGTTGACACAATGGAGTTTCCTCCAGCGGTATATGACCGTGGTGAAGGACATGACAAAAGATATGTCTTGGTATATGGATATGGTCGTTCCGAAGCGATTCGAGCACTTGGAACGAAGTCTTGGATATTTACTTTGTTTTCTGGTACACTAGAACAGATGAAAGATGTCCAAGCAAGAGAAAACGAAGGATACGTAAAACGTCTCAACAAAGAAGTTGATATGCGTAAATACCTAAGTTCTAAAGTTTCTAGAGGACTTATTAAAAACTCTGAGAAGTCAATCAACGATGAGTTCATTCGTATCTACGGTAAGACCCGTGATAAGACTTGTAGGAATCGTGTTGTGAAGATGGTTATGGAAGAGACAGGGACGCCTCAACCATACATTATATACACATCCGTTCCTAAGATACAGGACTGGATTGATAACCACTCATCGGTAGAACATAAAATCGGTGGTGAGTTTAACCCAGAAGCCGATACCTATGGTGTGTGTATTGGTGAAGGTTACCAGTATCGTGTTATCATGCAAGCCATTACACGTTACGTGGAAACAGGTAAGTATACCGATTTGGTTGGACACGTAGGTGCTCCAACGGCAAAGGCGACTCTAGAAACTAAAAGACAGAAGTTCATGAAACAGTTGGAACAACACAGACGTGACTTGCAACAGTGTGGACTAAAAATCTTTCCTTTGAACATGATTGGGTTTCTACCACAAGAACGTGGAAAAGAAAGTTTAAAAGAATTGGTAAAAGCGGCTTGACTTTAACTGTATAGTCTGGTACTATATAATAACAATGCGGAGATAGTTCAACGAGTAGAACATTAGGTTTCCAACCTAGAGGTGGTAGTGCAATTCTATCTCTCCGCTCCAATCACAAAAAAAAGGGGACTTAACGTCCCCTTTCCTTTATTCTTCTTCTGGCTTAGTTGCGGCAGTTCCCGTCTTATCAGCAACATCTTTAATAAGATTAGATGTCACATCCAATACGCCTGCGGTTACACCAAAGACATCAGAACCGACACCTTTAATAACACCACCAGTACCGTCAATGGTTGCATCGACAGTTGAACATGCAGACAAAACTAATGCGAATGCAATTGCAATAATACGCATAGTACTCTCCTGTTTTCTAGATTACTGGATAACCAGACTCCGAACGCTTACCCATCTGGGCATCCCCCACTGTTACTTTGTTCAGTTCGTGAACACACTTATTTATAAGACAAAAAAAAAGGGTCTCCGAAGAGACCCTTTAAAGAATGGTGAGTTAACCTCACTCTTCTTATTACAGACTTATGTCAAGATGTTAGTAATCTTGAAGATTCTGTAGTACTGGTTAGTCTTAGCAGTAGCAAGACCGTCAGTTGGTGTAGAACCAACAAATGGGTTTGAAGCCATTCCGTAACGAGTTTTAAACCCGATACGTGGTTGGAAGTCATCTTCACCGACAGCTTTAACCATCTGTAAAGGAACGTATGGGCAGTAGAATACACCACTGTCATATGGGTTCTGACCTTTGTAACCAACAGTGACATAGTCAGTGTTTGCATAAGGGTCAATGTACACACGGATACGACCATTTAAAAGACCAGCAAAAGTGTTACCAGTATCATCAACCTGAAGGTTGTTAGAGATAGCAGGTGCATAGTCCAAAGTACCAGCAGCAGCAAGTGCAGTAGCAACATCTGAAGAACAGATTACTACGTTACCTTTACCACGTCTAGTTTCTTTAGCAATGACGTTACACTCACGGTCAATTTGAACACCAAGACCTTTGAACTTCTCAGCAGACCAACGACCATCGGTGTCAGCAGACATGTTGAAGATACCCTTAGCAGTAACGTTGCTCTGTTGAGCACCAGTTTTTGCTTGAGAGTTAACTGTACGGATAACTTCTCGGTTGATTTCCGCAAGGATTTCAGTAGAGAGGATGTTAGCCAATTCAGTTTCAGCGTCTAGACCGTGGATTGCTTTAAGGTCTTGTGCAAGTTCTAAAGTGTATTCAGCTTTAAGAGCACGTGACTTAGCAGTAACAGTTTGACGTTCGATTGTGAAACCCATCTCGTTGAATGAAGAACCACCAGTACGACCAAGTGCTTCTGCATCTACAGTTGGCATTCCGCCAGCAGCAAGATTACTTAGACGAGCGCCTTCACTGTCAATACCATTCCAACCAGATGCGTTATCTGAATCGTGAGTACCAGAACTATCACCAGAGAACTGAGTTTCAGCTTCGTTGAATAGTGCTTCACGGTTAGAAGTAGCTCCACCTTGGTATCTGCTCTTCATAGCGAAGATAAGACCAGTAGGGCCATTCATAGGTTGAACACCACACACATCATAAGCGATGAGGTTAGGCATTGCACGGCGTACTAATGAGATTAGTACTGGGTCAAAGTTATTTACTGAACCAGTGTTATTAGCACCAGAAGCAGCGTTCTCTGAAAGAAAACCAGCAGAAGCAGATGACTGTTCCATCATTGCTTTTTCTTGGTTCTCTAAGATTGCAGCTGTAACTGCACGGCGGTGATTGTCTTGAATCACGCCAGCAGACTCTTCGTTTAGAACTGGAGCCCACTTTTCGATTAATGTATCATAAGATTGCATTTGAAAATTCCTTAATATTTAGGTTTTGTTTTACGAATGGTTGCAAGGTAGGATTCCATTACAGAAGAATGTTCGACTTGTTCGTCAGCATCTTCTACAATTTGTTCTACTTCTTCGCCATCAATTACGTCTTTTGTAAAGTATGACTCGACAACGGTTTTAACTTTAGAGGCGAATTGTTCTTCGTCTTCAAAATCAACGTCTTCTACGAGCGACTTCAATTTTACCACTTGAGTTTCCGCAAGGTCACGTGACGCTTCACGAATAATCGTTTCACGTTTGTAAACTTCCAGTTCCTCGGTAGTGTTTATTACTCTCTGAGTAGTTTCATTGAGTTTAGTCTCAAGTTCTTCTACTGATTCAGCGAGTTCGTCAACTAGGTCAACCTTAGATTCAGGCACGTCAATGTAAGACTCAGTAAATAAGTCCTTCATTTTGTCCATGAAAGTCTCGGCAATTTCAGTACGGAGACCGTTCTGGATTGCAACTTGATTTTCTTCCATCCAAGATTCAACTACATAATTTAGGTAGCTGTCTACTTTCTCTACAAGGTCTGCCTTAGTAGAAGATACTTCTTCTGCTAATTCTTCCTTATACTGTGATTCAATTCTATCAACTTCTTCTGATAGTTTTGACTTCACAGCTGCTTCAAAGATTACTGCGGTTTTAGCTTTAAACTCATCACTGAGTGTTGCTTCAGATTCGACTAATGCGTCCAGTTCAGCAGCAGTGTCAACACTCGTTTCCACGATTGCATCTTCTTCTACTTCCACTTCTTCGCCCATCATTTTACCGTATGAGGCTGCGAGGTCACTCTTCTTCATAGAATGTAACTTCATGCTCATAGCATTAATCATACCCGCTTTAGTTTTTGGAGCAGGAGCTTGTTTTGCTTTGGTTGCTGCAGCAGCTTTATCTACAGATGCAATAGACTCTTCTTCGTCTGTTGCATTTGCATCAGGTTTCCCTTTAGGGGCTGGTGCGCTTCCTTCTTCGAGAGTTTCATCCACAATATCGTTAATAACTTCATCGTGGAGTTCGACCTCTTGTTTTACTTCTTCAGTCATGTTTGACTCCTTACATGCTAGATTTAATTAACGAGAGGAAATTTTTGAACTCTCGAACACTTGTCTCATACAAGACAGGCTTCGGAGCAGTTTTAATTTCAGTCTCCATTTTTTCAATTACTTGAGGACACAGAATGCCGTTATCCCAAACCCAGTCTACACCTTCCATTATACCATTAACAAATGCTTCAGGTGCGCTAGGGTCTTGTACTATATCAACAGTACTAAGGATAAAATCGTCTTTGACGACCATTGCTCCATTTCTGTTCTCAAGGCTACCCATACCACGAGTTGACACACCTAATTGTACACCACCTTCAAGAAGACCTTTAACAATCTTACCCATCGGAGTATCCAATATTTGTGCCTTTCCAACCACATCATTTCCCTCGAACTTGAGTTCAGTGATGAGGTGTGAAACTTTGTCTAAGTTAACTGTCGGCCCTTCGGGGTGGTTTAGTTCCCCTACTGCCCGTTTCTTAGATACTTGTTCTTTTACGTACTTACCTACCGCCTTCTCCATAATTGGTTTGGGGTAGACACGTCCGTTTCTATTCTTCTTGTCCGCTTGTGCGAAAACGCCTTCGATTACGTAACTTTTAGTTCCGTCTTCTTTCTTCTCCGTAATACACTGGAGAGTGTCGTTTTCTGTAAATTCTGTAATTAACTTCATTATGTTAATTCCTTTATTACTTTCTCCGCAGATTTAACTGCGTCCTTTTCTGATTTAAATGCGTCTAACTTATCGCCATCCACATATGCCACAAAAGGTAGAGTCCCCTTCTCCTTAACAATAAGGACAGGGATACGTTTTATTTTTTTATCAAAGACCACTTCACCTTTAGGTTTACGTGACTTTAATTCAGACAGAAGTTCTTTATAACTTTTCATAGTATTATTTATAAGAATTAAACTTTCTAAGTTATATTAATCTGTAATTTCTTCGTCTTCTTCTTCAACTTCAGGAAGACTATCTTCTGTGTCCCCTATAATTCCATCTTCGTCTTCAACGACTTCGTCTTCGATATCATCAATATCATCATCTTGGTCATTAAAGATTGCTTGTGCAGTTGCAATGCGTTGTGCTTCTAATGCATCCGCCATCTTGTCTTGTATAAGACTCTGGAACGAACCTTCAGCACTATTCAAGTCACCGTCAGTGATTTGATTTATTAGGTTTTCTACCGCAGTGGGTTCTACAACTTCAACTTCTTGATTTTCTACTTCACTCATTATACTTCCTCATCTTCGTCTTCAACGGAGTTTTCGCCTTCGACTTGTTTTTTCATTTCTTCGATATCTTCGTCAGACATCATCATTACGTTCTTCATTGCCCACTCACGTGAGAAATACTCACCCACATACTGAGATACTGCGTCAAGAGTCTGTAGTCTGTTCTGTAACAACTCTGCATCTTTCAACTCAGTAAAGTGGTTGTCTCTCTGGAAGTCTATTGTAATAAAACTCTTCCACTCATCCCAATCCTGTTCGGTGATAACACCTTTCAAGATTAGTTGTTTCTTGAGTATTGCAGTAAACAACGTAGAGAAACGTTTACGTAGACGGTCAATGAACTTCTGGAACTTAACTTCATCCCTTGAAATTTCAGTCGAACGGCCCAATGTAAACTGTGCTTCCTGTTCCAAACGAGATACTGGTACGTTCAATGAACGATACAGTCTCTTCTGGAAGTACAGGATATCATCAATCTGACCAAGGTTCTCACCGCCTGGCAATGTACTTATCTCTGTACCACGACCACCTTCTCTACGAGGTAACCAGAAGTCTTCGAGCATTGACATATGCTTACGGTCATCTTTCAGTTGACCAGTGTTTGAATCATATACTATCTTGTTTCTATAACGAGACATGATGTCTTTCATGTACGCTTCTGACTTATTACGTGGCATGTTACCCACGTCTATGTAGAATATTCTACGTTCAGGCGCACGTGCAAGACGGTAGATTACAAGTGAATCTTCCATCATGCGTAATTGGTTGATTGGTTTCAGTGCCTTGTGTAGATAGGACACAACCTGTTTCTTAGTAGGGTCTAACAGACCACTGGAAACATATGAAACACTATCGGGAGAAAGTCTTACGCCTTGATTGGTTCCTGCTTTCTCTTGGAAAATATAAAATTCTTTTACAGTATCTACAACCTTTGCACCAGTGGCAGGGTCTTTACTGTGTTTTACTTCTTTTACTTTACGAATCTTTGCGGCATCAATCGTTCTGATTTCTTGAATACCCGCTTTAAGATTGGATTCATTTACTACGAGGTGGTGATATACTCTACCATCAACATAGAATGAACGGAATATGTCGTGACCTAGTTCAGTAAACTTCAACATACTATATACGTTGTGGAATTCTTCGGTCATTTGTTTTTTAATGTTGTCTGGAGCTTCTACTTTGTCCAGATTAAGTTCACAAGAGATATCCATCTCAGAACCAACAATTGCTTCATTGACGATATTTTCAATAGCATCGTCCACTTCGGGATGTGTTGCAACTCCACGATACTTGATAATAAGTTGTTGGTTGTCCTTTGCCTTGTTGCCTTCCATGTCAATGTATTGACCATAGTGAGACCCAGACGCAGTAACATACCCCGCACCATCTTCATCGGTGGGAGCAACAATCGACTTTAACTTGTCTTTCTCTTTCTCAGGTTTATCCTGTCGCTTGATTTCAAAACCAAACAGTTTGAGAATACTATTGTCTTGTTCTGCCATGTACTTACCTACAAATTCTTATAATAAAAAGGTAGGGGATTATTCCCCTACCCTTCTATCTATAACTAGATTAACTAGTGGTATCAGATTCCCAGTATTGAACTTGGAATTCCACGGTGAATTCTTCAATCACATCGTTTGTTTCATAGTTAACGTCAATTGAACTAACGTTAGTCGGGAAACATCCTCTGAAATTGTAAGTCTTCAACGATTCTCCATCACGGTCTAATTGTTCAACAATCAAATCTGCTTGATAATCCACAGGATTAGTCAAACCAGTGTTTGATTGATGACCATTGATACCATTCATCCAACGTTCCATAGCATTACGGATGCTGAAGTCAGTATCATTTATTACAGTGATGCTCCAAGGTTCAAATGTTCGGTCACCCGCCATTTTCAACTGTCTGCCACGGAATTGTACATCAAAGGATGCCATTTGTGAAGCAGGTAACTGTGCAGCTTTACACAGGAAGGATGTAAGTTCTACATCACCGCCCGCATAGCCTGGAAAGTTAATTGTCGCTTTGAACAGGTTGGGACGAGCACCGCCCCCTCTGAGTTTTGATTTAAAATCATCTACGCCTAAAATTGCCATTTTTCAATACTCCTTATACTGTGCCAACGACTTCTTCAAAGTCAACACCAGTTCTAACAGCTACGAAGTTTAGAGTTACGTAGTTGATTGAACGTGCTGGTTTGATGAAGATGTTTGCAATAAATTCGTTACGGGCGATAACAGCTGGGCCATTGTTCGTTGCGTCACAGATTACTTTGAAGTCCGTGATACCACGTCTTCCTTGAATCTCACGCAAGAACGGTTCAACGATGTTTACAAATTCAGCACGAGTAAACTCGTCATTGAATTCAAACATTACGTTACGTCCAGCGATTCCAATTGCTCTCTCAATACCAAGGAACAGTCTACGAACGTTAATCCTATCGAATGCACTTGGACGTGATTCGTTAGTCTTATCACCGTAGAGGATGACTCCTTCGCCTGGGATGTTAGCGATTGGGTTAATACCCACTTTGTACAATGCATCTCTTTCTGCCTTAGTTGGAGATAGAGCGATGTCAGTAATACCAAGATATCTACCACGTCTAGCACCAGCAGGACTGAACCACGGAGCAGCGACTAAGTCGGTTGCAGCCATGAGACCAGCGGTGGATGATGCAGCAGGGATGCTGATATACGTATCATTGTACTTGTCGTATACTTTTAAGAAGTTATTGTCTTGAATCAAATAACTTGACTTGGTGTACCCGTTACCGTTTGTTATAACCGCAGTGTTAGTACCAGCAGTGATTGCACTCTGAGATGGTGATGCAACAACAACACAGTCCTTACGAAGACTTTGTGCAGTAGCGACTAGGTCGTTTACTACAGTCTTTGCGGCAGTGTTGGTTAAAGCTTTCGGTGCAATAATGAAGTCTACTTCGACATTATCCGCATCTTCAAAATGGTCGTAACCCTTTAGGTAGTTACCAGTACCAATATCGACAGCACCGTTATTACCAGCTGCGAATGACCAAGCTCTCTGACCAGTGAATGCACGAGGTGAACCAAAGTCTACCGCTGCGCCACTCGAATAGGTAGCAACATTTCCCCAATTACTTTGAGTTCCGTTTAACAACGAGGAACCAAAGTCACCAGTAGTAACACTACCAGAATCTTTGTGAGGAACACCAGCATAAATCCATGCTGATTGTGTTTTGAGAACATCTTTGTAGTAGTTTGAAGTACCATCGGCATTCTTAGCATTTTTAATAGTAGACAGGTATGGGAATGTTTCTAGAACAGTTCCTTGTGTACCAGTAATATTGCCTTGCTCGTCATATACAATAACGTGAAGTTCATCATTCGTTGCATTTACCGAAGATGCAAATTTAGAAGTAGCCGTGACTCCGTCAAATGAACTACTATAGTCCCATGCATCAAACTCGGTCTTTCTTGCAGCAGAATCGGTTCCGATTACACTACCAAATATTGAAACACCTAGAGAGTTACCTAGTTTGCCTGCATATTTGGCTATGAATGCTCCATCGCCAGAATCGATAGTTGAACTATCAAATGCGTCTACATTTCTGTATAGGGTTGGGGTTAATGTACCAAGTACATCGTTATTTGCCAACGCATTAAGCGCTGAGGCGCCAGCACTATCTTCTACTTCACGTACAACATGAAGAGAGTTAGAGTAGCGTAGAAAGTAAGCAGCGGAGTGAAAATCTGCTGTATTACTTGAGTCGGGTGAACTAAAGGTAGAAACTAAACCAGTCTCATCTGAGATTAGTGTAGGTACTCCAATAGGGCCCCAACCGAAACTTCCCACAATTGCACCAGTAGAAGTTTGAACATTAGGCACTACGCCCGTCAGGTCAATTTCCTTTACTGTTACAGCAGGAGAAGCAGAGGGTGTAAAAAGTGCCATAACTTTATCCTTTTTCGTTTATCTAATTATAAGTTAACATAATACGTTTAATTACTAATTTTAGTAACTTTCAATACTTTTATTTATAAATAACGATATTTACAGAAACGTTACCATTCTTCTATGCCCACATCTGAGCCTTCAAAGGTATGCCAACCATGTTCTTTCTGTATTTCTTCTTGTCTAATATCATCTAAACCATCATCGATGAACCCAACAGGGGGTACATCGTCATGAATTTCTTGCATCTTTCTAGCAAACATCATCTCTTTTAGATTGATATCTGTCATATCGGAGAAGAATTGTGAGGATACAAAGAATCCAAACAACACAAGATTCATCATTAGGTCATCGTGATTACCATCGGATGCCTCGTATGACTGACCTCTAGACACAAACGTTGAGATTTCCATTATGGTATTCTCATCAACAATGTCTAGTTTCTTTACTTCTAAGATATCTTTGATTGCAGAACATCCTAATCGTTTTACTTTACGATTCATTTCGATACCGATACGGTCTGCCTTGATTGCAGATTCCATATGGATGTTCTCATATTCTAGGTCTTGATATAGACCGTTACAGACTAATGTTCCTTGGTCATTTGATTCAATAACAACATATGCTTCATTGTAGAGAGTTGCGTACTTATATATAATATTAGGAAAGAGTATTGGAGATATAGTATTATTGCGATAGACGGCTGCCTGTTTGAACGGTCTCGTGCTAATGTCGATTACGTTAAACGTAGAATAATCCTGACCTCTTCCTTTTGATACGTCCACCATCATAACATATTCATGTTCTCGGTTTGGACGGTCATATATTAATAAATCAGCCCCTTCAAGAACTTCTTGAGGGTTTGATGCCCTAAATCCTAATAATGTTTCGGCATTGATTAGAGTATCACCTGTTCCGTAAAAGGTGTTACCGAACTCTTGGTCAAATTGTAACTGAGATGTATTTGATATGGTCTGTCTTTTCCATTCCTCATCTCTGCCTGGCACATCCCACCAGTTTACCGTAAATGGTATAAACTGATTTACCTTCTGTACCGCACCTTCCCATATCTTATGGAATGTATTACCAATACCATTTGCAGTACTTGTTATGATAACCTTGGTATCTTTACCCGCAGAAATTACTGGATAGGTAGAAGTGTAGAACTCATTTGCATTCTCAACAAACGCAAACTCATCTAGGAATAGTAGGTTAACAGACATACCACGAATGGAACTACCAGAGGTTGCAGCTGCAATAATACGGGAGTTGTTACTAAATTCAATCGAACCTTTGTTGAGTGCTTTAGTGCCTGGCTGTAGGAAGAACGGTAAGTTCTCCAACATGAGTGTGATACGACCCAACATCTCTCTCGCAGTTGCGCCTTTGTTGGCAAGTACTGCAATAGTCTTCTCACTGTGAAAGACCGCAAACCAAATGATGTAACCAACCGAACTGATTGATTTACCACTCTGTCTACACGCAAGTACAATGGAGAATCTATTATTGTTGAAATGGTCAAACATTTTCTCTTGATACGGATACAGGTCAAATGGAACTAGACCATCATCCAGAGAAATAACTTTTAGATATGTTTTACAGAAGTATACGGGGTCATTGGAACACTTAATGTATTCCTTAATTTCTTCTTCAGTAAAATTGTGTTGAACTCCATCTCGCTTGACATTTATATTGCCAAGATAAGTTTCATTCTGATTCTGGTTCTGCATCTATTACCACTTGTTTTTCATTATGTATTAATCGCTGCAAGTCTGTAGTCGTTCCTACAAATAGATTGTTTGTGGTGTTACCCAGTTGTTTGGGTTCGTCCTTTTGATTTATGTCTTTGTTCTTCTTATTCAAATCCATCAACTTATCATTCACATCTGCCATGTTTTTCATCATACCAGACAACACTTCAAACGCTCGGGGGTGTTCACTTTCCCTTGCGACCTCAATCATTAATTCCATACTCTCTTTACCCTTCTCTAATATATCATAGTAGGTTTCACGAGAATATTCGTAATCATCTTTTATTTTCTTTTCATTTTTATCAGTCATTATGCACTATCTACATTAGTTGTTACAAATCCGTAATCACTATCCGCACTCACAGAGTTGGGGGACGGTACGACCTTTACTGTATTTAGGTAAACGTCACTGTCATTTAATCCCTCTGTTTGCATGTAGAAGTTGTTACGAACGTCACGAATAATATCACCCGTACCTTCGGGGCCATACAATGATATTTTCATCTCAAAGTCTAATGTATATATGATAGTTCTACGTTGTTCGATTGAACCTTCAAAATCATCTTGAAATGCCGTACCCGTCAAAGAGATAGGAACGTCTTCGGTCAGACTTGGTATATCAGAGAACGGTTTAATTGTCGCAGTATACTGAGGTGCAAAGTATGGTAGAATCTGTTCGACAATCTGTAGTGCATCGTCCTGTGACTTTGCATATACGTTGAGTTGAAATGAAATTATGTACGGTGTTGCAGTATATATTTTCTGTCGTTTAGTTATAGCATTAGTTGCTTTCGATATGTTATTGACCTTGGGTAACTGTCTAGTAGGGTCATAGGTCATACTCGTAATCTCGAAAGACATACGAGGAAGTTTCATTGCAACCCTTCGTTCTGTATCCTCACCCTTACTCATCGACTCAAGACGTGAAATAAAGTTTCTTTTTGGTGCATAGGACAATGGTACTTTTACCTGAGACATTGTTTCGCCTGCACTATTATGACGTAACACATACAGGTTATTAAACAATGAACCAAACACGGACACCGCAGTTCTTACTCTTTTATGATAAAACCATGTTCCAAACATTATATGTCTCCAAAAGGATTCGACTCTGAGAAGTCAAGGAAGTCACTCTCGAAGTCATCAAAGATTTGATTCTGTGCATCGGCCTGAATATTCTGTAACTCTTTAACCAGTGTCGGTGTTGCAAGAGAAAGTGACGTGAGACCTTTTACTTGTTGAGATGTAGTAAATGTATGGAACTTACCATCGGTTGCACCAACATGTGCAAGTTGCATAACTTTATCTGAGTCTGACCAATCGGTAATTTCACCAATCATGTTATAACCACTGAACTCTTGTCTTACTTGTTCACCTACGAGATAACCTTGGTCAGCAGAGTCCATAGTCAATGCATACTGATACGCACCCTCGAACTCCACAACATCGATACTCTCGACACCTGTATCCATATCTTCATCATTGTACTCGAATAACTCACACTGCATACGGAATGTGGGAAGATTCTGTAACTGATAGAATGGAGTTTCGGTCTCTACCCTTCTAATTTCAAATATAGATTGGGATAGTGTCAGATAGATTAGGTCACCTTCACGGGGACGGAAATTATTCTCTGAGAGACGATTACCTACAAGTTGTTTCCATCTCTTTCTTGAAACAATAAAGTTTGCTTGGTCTCTTAGTTCGATACCAAACTTTGTAAACAGGTCACCCTCACCATCAAACGCTTCGGTGTTCTCTATGTACATTTCTACCTTATAGGCAGAACCGAATCGTGACGGTACGTCATCAAGAAAAACTTTGTCTTTATTAACAATTTCACGTGGAAGGTAATATACATCCTGTCCATACATCTTGAGAGCTTCAACTATAATGTCCTCATAGACGTTTTGTTCAGAACGAACACCTTGTTTAAAGTATGGGTTCGTTGCCATTATGTTATCCTACAAAGAAGTCGGGTGGAGTATCATACTCATTATATATGCGTTGACGTATTGTTTCGATTTCCTGTTTCGCATCTTCGTAAATCTGTCTACCGTTAAGTTGAACACCGCCTGGCAATACCATACCTTCAAACTTAATAAGGTTTGAACCCCATTGTTCTTTTAACAATGCAGTCGCATATTCTTTTAAGAACAAGTTGTCGTATGCTTTGGTGTCACCATTTACATCGGTTGCCATCCACATTTCCGCTAGTATTTTATCACCAGCTTTTAAGTCTTTACCCGCACCAATGTCACCAAAGATGTGCAGTTTGTTGTTAGCTCTCTGGAACTGAATCTGTGGACTACCTGTCATTTTTAAATCAACAAGTGATAGATACTGTTGCATCTGTTCGTAGTATGCCATATCTGAAAGACCAGTTTGTAAGTCCCACATATCGTTGAGTCGCATTTGGTATTTGACATCAAAGAAACTTGCACTACCACTTTCACTGTTAATCGGTAATACACGGACAACACTTAGTATGTCGTTTGCATTACTAACACCAGTAGAATCCAAGTCGAAATCGATATATCCACGAGTTGTCATATCAGATGTTATAGTAACAGGAAGGTATACTCTATGAGAACCTTCACTAACATACTCAGTAAACAATTGCAATGCATCGTCTACACGGTCTTCTATCTGTTCATCGTCCACGTTGATTTCAATCACTGGATGACCCAATCTACGTAGACAATAATCTACGAAATCGTTTCTACTGTTTATTCTTGAATATGCCATACTATCTATTTATCCTTAGTTTAACAACGTGCCTGAGTTGTTATACACGTTAATTCTGTAATGAGACCCGTGTTGTCCATCAAGTAAGTCTGCGTCTAGTCCACTTGAAGCTCCATCAACAGTCTTGATTGAAGTCAAGAGTTGTGCTGAAGTCTGTTTGGAGTATGAGAATGCACCATTCGAATATGTGATGTCGCCACTTGCACTAAACATTCCTTTAACGTTTGCAGAGTCAATCTGAATATCGTCTGCATTTGCGGTAATACCTTTACCACCTACAACGTTGAAGGTTCTAGTAGCAGCAATAGTACCACCACCAGTAAGACCAGTACCCGCAGTCATTGTTACACCACTGTGGTCTATGTGTTCATTCGCTACGAATCCACTCAAGTTATCGTGGACAATGTCTCCATCTGTAGTAGAGATTGCACCATTACTATATGTGATACCTGTACCACCACTAAACATACCTTTGATGTTTGCGGAGTCAACTTGGATATCATTCGCATTTGCAATAATACCCTTACCACCAACCACATTGAAAGTTCTAGAAGCAGCGATTGTGCCACCACCAGTTAAACCTGTTCCCGCAGTTAAGGTAACTGAAGTATGGTCTATGTGTTCGTTTGCAACAAATCCTGATAGATTATCATGAACGATATCTCCATCGGTTGTTGATATTGCACCAGTAGTACCATTTAAAGTAATACCAGTTGAACCTGAGAACATTGCACGTATTTGTGCAGAAGTATGTTGTGCAGAATCAGAGAAACTAAATTGTCCTGTACCACTATTGTAACTTAGGTCACCTGAAGCACTAAACATTCCTCTAACATTTGCAGAGTCTATATTGAACTCACCAGAGGATACACTTAGACCCTTGTTCGCAGTCAGATGCGCTCTTACCTCAGATGCACTCGGCCCTGTATAGGTAATTACACCTGTAGTACTATTGTAGGATGCACTTCCATCTCCACCCGCATCGGTTACCGATATAGCACCTCTTGCACGTGCAGTGGTATGATAAAGATTAGTGTTTTCAGTTAAGTTTGCAGTTGTATGATTAGATATATCTGAAACTGTTCCTGTTACGGCACCAGTTAAGTCACCATAAAATCTTGCTGCTTGAACGTTTGCATTTGTAAGTGATAAGTCACCTGTTGATGAACCTGTAGCAGTTGTAGTTGCGAATCTTACTCTGTCTATACTCTCATCCCAACCCATGAACACATTGTCACCAGTTGTTCCTCTTTCGAGAACAAGACCAAGGTC